CCAAGCCATATTAGCAGCGATCCAATAGAGCGCAACAGATGGGCATTAAACGCAGATAACAAAAAGCCTAACGCATTAGACCTTGCTTTCCCTAAACTCAAAACAGAGTGTCTTAAAAACGCGGCAGTGTCCTTTGGTAAGTTGTTAGGGCGTGACCTTAATAGAAAGAACGTAGACTTTTACAAGCCGTTTAATCTAAAAGGTAAACTTGCACCCGCCAACAAAGATTTACAATACTTGAGCGAACTAATCGAAAAGGCAACGAGTATAGATGATTGTGATATCATCCTGCAGGCATGCCCAAGTGAACTGCTTACAAAGGTGCAGGAATTGATAGCTGTTAAAAAGCATCAACTATCACTCATAAAGTAATATATTAGCCACCACAATAACAATCACAATGAACGAAGTAAAATTTAGAGCGTCACAACTTGGTAAGTTGATGACCGATGGACGCAGCAAAAGCGGCCTATCCGAAACCACAAAGAGCGCACTCCTGGAGATATACATCCAACAGAAATACAAGCGCTATAAAGACATCAGTAACAAGTATATTGAGAAGGGTGTAGCTGTTGAGAATGATGCCATTGATATGTGGCGCAGGGAACGTAACGCTATCGTATTCAAGAATGAGGTTAACTTTCAAAATGACTTCATCACCGGCACGCCTGACTTGCTTATCAAAGATGGTGGCGTTGTGGTGAATGTGCCGGATATTAAAAGCAGTTGGGATATTCACACCTTCATCGATGCTAAGCTTAATGATATTAGCAAAGACTACTATTGGCAAGGTCAAGCATACTGTTGGCTAACAGGTGCGCCTAAAGCTACGTTTTGCTTCGTATTAGTTAACGCACCATCACAGATGATAGATAGCGAGAAGTACCGCCTATCATTGCGCATGAACTTGATAGATCCACAGAGCAACCCTGAGTTTATCAAGAAGGCACAGCGCATTGAAAAGAACATGATATATGATATGCCTACTTACATAGCAGAAAACCCACACGCTAATCTTGAAAGCGACCTTAGCGAATGGTGTTATGATATACCAGTGAGCGAGCGCATCCATGAAAAGGTAGTTGAGTTTGATGAAGCAGCTATCGCAAAGCTTCAAGAGCGTGTGCCGATGTGGCGTGAATACCTTAATACTTTGAATGTATGACCACAGAACAACTCAAAGACCATGTGCGCAATTCAATGCAGCACTACTACAACAAAGAGCAAGTAATCGAATTAATCAATAAGCTAAACAATGAAGGCAAAAGACAAGGCATGGCAACTGTACTCGAACTATTTTGATATAGTCGAAGGTGAACAGCAAGAAGGTCAACTTGCGGTGGTACATCTAAAGGCTATTAACGCCGCAGTTTATGCAGTCGATGAGGCGCTATACTTTGCCCCGGATGACATCGTCAATGACTTTGAAGGTACGGGTGAATACTACAGTGTAAAGGCATACTACTACCACGTCAAAAACGAACTATTGAAACTCAATGGGAAAACACAGAAAGAACTGGACGATAGAGCAGCTGAAAGATGAGCGTATACGGTTGCTCGGAATGTTCATCGAAGCAAAGACAGTATATATGAAAAATAGCCTGCACTACAAAATCAAATCTATTAATAAAGAATTATTTACAATCACTAAAGAAACTAAGTACTTATGACAGCTACATTAACCTTTGATCTACGTGAAGACCAGCACGCATTTGATTGCGCTGTGAACGGCATGAAATATCATGATATGATATGGGAAATACAACAGCACTTGCGTAGTCTTGAGAAATATCAAGACCTTACGCCAGAGCAATACGAGATAGTAGGTAAGATGCGTGAATGGTTAGCAAGTGAATTACTCGATGCCGGAATAGCAGATAAGTTTTGAATAGGTTCCTAATCCTTAGCAGTGGGCGCATCATTGCTGCACCTTACGATAGCCATGCTTCCAAAGAAACCTACCCAGTGCCTCGCCTTCCGCATCTACTTTCTCCTCACTCCATTCCGGCTGAATGTGATGCAGGTATTCGTGAATGAGAACAATGAGATAGCGCATAGGTGGCAGGGTAGGGTCTATCTCAATTACGTTATCACAGTACAACCCATCAGCCTTCTCGCGTCCGAGCTTGCGATGAATAACTTTAGGATGTGATTTGCGCTTCATTGTAATATCTTTGCCTTGTCAAGCATTGGCTTGTTCATTGTTTATGTTATTGATTGTGAAAAAGGCTCTGCAACGGTGGGGCCTTTTTCTTATCTAATCTTACCATTCACAATGCGGTAGTTACTCACTTCAAAATCACCGTTATCTAATACGGTTACATGCGCAAAACCATGATGGTGCTTATTGATGGGCAAGTAATCAGGATGTAATTCACATAGACACGCCACACTCCAGCACGTTGTAATCTTCCCGTTTATGTTTGGCTCAGTATGTTCACTTGCCTGGTGATGGTGACCACACAACGCACTATCTTTTGCTCTTAAAAATAGACCTCTTGCTATGTTCACAGGACTAAATACCGATGCACCAAGCTCATGCCCGTGCAAAATTGTCAATCTACCCGCGTGGATTATCTGCTTATCCGGGATAAAAGTGATATTTAATTCATCAAGCTTCATCAAACTCTCAAAACTAAACTCGTCCATCCCCAAAAGGTCAGGTGCATTGCGCATGATGTAGTGATCATAACGCACATCGTGATTGCCACACTTGTAATAGATAGCCGCTTTTGGAAATAGCTTGCGCAGTGTCTGTAAAAATTGCCTTGTCATCAATACCTCATGCCCGAAGTTGCGCTTACGTGGGTCTTTTTCAAAACGACTGATAGCATAGAAGTCGATGATGTCACCATTGAGCAGGATAGTATTCACCTCATGCTCCATTCCGTACTTTAGCGCAAGGGTTAGCGCCTGAATATTGTGATACGGAACGTGAATATCTGATAGCAGCAGGATATTGTTGTGATTGACGGGTAACTTATACGGCTTGTAGTTCGCCTCCTGTGATGGTGGCAGGTCGAGTGGGTTGCTCTGCGCAGGCATTAACTCGTTAACCATGTTGCCGAAATCAGCAATATGGTTTTCAAGCTTACTTAAACTGCCATTTAGCTTCGGTTTAACAGCATCAACAGGGCGCAACTTGTGATGCTTCCTCCACGCGTAATACAAGCGCTCAAACGACTTGTATTGCATTGTAATGTTGTGGCGTTGCATTGCCGCACGAAGACGGTCCGCTATTGTACCAGAGCCTTCATGTATCTCTTTGTACACGTGCGTATATTCACCCTGCATGGAGTTCTATTTTTGACCCTTGATATACCCGGTCAACGTCGCCAAATCAGTTGCGATTTGCAGGTTCTGTCCTTGAATAGTATCTAAACGCCTATCAAGTTTATCAATGGCTTTGTTACTTTCTTCTTTCATTTCAGTGATACGTGCATTCATTTCGTCCATTTCTCTTTTATGATACGCCTCTACTTTGTTTAGTGCTGCCGATACCTTCACCACATCCCTCTTCAAAGCGTAATACAGGCCCGTTAATGATACCACGCCACCTACAATAGTCAGTAAATCTCTCGGTTGAAAATCCATTGCTATAGTATTGCAAAATATATAGTAGAAAAAGTTAGTGCTGTGACACCGATAGTCAGCGCCACGTTATTAAATATTAACCGCCTGTTGGTTTTCTTCAACTGATTAATTTCATGCTCCTTCTCAGTGGCAACGGCCTTTTCAACCGCTTGCTTGTTATCGTATATCTGCTGCAATGTTTCATAACTTGCTGCTTGGATGCCTGTTATTTTTGAATAGTAAAGCGTTTTAAGCTTCTCCAGTTGATACAACGAATCAATTTCCTGCGCCGTACCATACCAGTACATCATGCTATTGTAGTTGAGATTGAAAAGTTGCAGATCGTAAGTTGTAAGTTCGGGTGTAAAATCCTGCTTTAAGTAGGCTGTCCGACTTTTTGAGCGTTGTCCTAAACTGAGCAGTGGCAGCAGAAGGAGAACTACTAAGAATTTGGTATGTTTCATTTCGGTAGTATTCGTTTTTAATTTCTTGATGCTGGATGATAGTGTCTTGACGCACTGCGAGTGAATCAATCTTGGCAAATAGGCTATCTGTTTTGTTGTTGTTGGTGCTGATGACTTGATACAGTGAATCATTCAAAGTCTGTAACCTTTCTACAGCAGGATTTGTTACAGGTTTTTTGCAGCCGCGCATTATGGCAATTATGCATATTCCAATTATCAATGCAGCGGTGAACAGGTAAGCAATCCTTGTCAGTTCGATTTTCCCCATCGTGTTATGTGTAAGTTCTTGTTAAGTGGTCTTATCTTGTAGTACACCCCGTCGCGTGTGCGGCTATCTCTCATGCCCTGCTCGTTGGTATTGCCTTCAATGGTGCGTACTGAATACTTAGCTACCTTGTCCACTATACCCGTGTGACCGATTCCCTTATACCGCTGCTTCATCAAGCTGCCATAACTCAAAGTCATAACAAGCACATCACCATCTTTGAAGGATTGAACAAACTTGCCACCCGTGAAGATTACATCATTGCGATTGTACGCAGTAGGTGACCACCCTGTGATGCTGTGACGTATGCCGCACTCATCGAGCATAGCCATCACAAAGAAAGCGCACCACGCATAGCCGGGTTGCCATCCTTCCTGTTTCATCAATACGAGAAGAGCCTTATCATTAAAACCCATGTTATTTCCGCCCTTCTCTTTTACCCCTACAAATGACTCAGCTGTGACTCTTACACAATAGCCGTCATCAGCAAGGATAGAATGAACAGGTATGCAGCAAAGTAGAAGGCATATAAGAGCAGGTACAATACAACCTTTTGCCATGTGGTTAGATAAGTGTTTAGTTCGTATTTAACTTCTTTGTTGTATATCTCACGTTGCAGTGCTCTAAAATTGAATCTAATGCCTAAAAAAACGACGAAGTTGGCAAAGACCATAATTAGTGCGGCAAGAACAATATACTGCACGTATTCGGTGCTAATGATTGCATCACCAAAGTAGGCGACGGATACCGTTCCCGATACGGCAAAGAGAATAAAGGCAAGTGGTATAGACCAAAAGCCATCAAACAACTCGAGCTTGTAACGCAAACCTTTAAAGGTCACGCTGGGTAGCTTACGGCTTAGTGGTTTTTGCTGCTTCTTTGTTGCCATTGCTGCGAAGTTTTAGTTGTAATTCGCGCTCATACTTCCTCAAGCGCTCGGTGTATTCCTGTTTCAGCGTTTTCTTTTCCGTCATGGTATGCGGTTAATGATATTACGTGAATATGTAGGATTGAAACTTATTGCCGTATTGCCCGTAGAGAATTGATAATTGAGCGTGTTAGTCACATCCGTACGCGGTGATACGTTGGGCCAACTATTACTGCTGTATTCCGGGAATAGCGATGAGTTATGACACAAGTAATCTACTAAGCGAGTGGTATAGTGTTCGGCATTCTGCCTTGCACGATCTATCATGTCCTTCATCACCAAGTCAGATATAGGCACGGTGTCTTCCGATTGACGTTGTACCAGTGTGCCGTTATCCATTCGATAGCATAGGTTAGGAGTAACATCCACAAGCACCCACCACAAGAGCATCTTTTGTACGTAGTCCTCGAGCAAAATAAGATAATCACCGCTCACTGTGTTATTGGTGATATCCGTCTTTAATTTGTTCATCAAGTCAGTACCGAGAAATGGAGTGAGCCATTTGTCCTGTGCCAAGTAGATAGATGGGTAAAGCAGATTGGGGTCAACGCTGCCGTTAATCGTGCTGTATTTTTTAATATAAGTTTCGGATATAAAAAGTACTTCAGCCATAGTTAAAATTATTGATTTCCGTATACTGGATTAGTTGGTAAAAAGCCATTGTATGGCATGTCTTCGGGAAGCTTCGCTACAAGTGAGTTATTGCGCACCTTATACCCCATACGTTCCGCCATGCTCACAGCTATGCGACGTGCATCAGGATCATATGGGTCAATCTTTGCACCTTTAGCATCTACGTATACACGCTTTTCCCAAAAGTGCTTGCAGTTACCGCCACCTTTATAAAACCAAATGTCATAGGTATCTGCTCCTTCAGGTCCCCATCCGGGATTGACTGGCACATTTTCCATTGCTACAATATCTTCCTTACGATAAAGCTTATCCGCTTCAATCATCTTCTTGCAAAATGGACGCATGTTCTCGTGAGCAAAGCTACCAGCGTACACATAACGTGTGATAAAGTATTTGCCATCGATAATGGCATCCTGTTCACTCTTCGCAGCTGGTCGTGCAGCGCCTGTGCGTACCGCAAACTCATGTTCAATCTCATCATCTGCATTATACGCATCAATCAACAACCAATCTTCGCTAGCATTTTCACCAAGCGCAATGAGCGCACTGGCTACTTCGCTATCATCAACTTTTTTTTTTAATTCCATCGAATTTGATGGAATAGATGTAGCAACTTGTTGCACTGATGTTGGTTGAGTTGTCGTTTGTTGGCTCAATAGCGGTGTATTAGGCACAATTTCAAAACTTACACCCGGCATTTGATTGCTCAACAGCTCCGTGATACTCTTATTGATTTTAGCCTGATAAGGTTCTACTACTTGCTTATTGAATATCTCAAGACCGATAGCCATCTCATCTTTATTGCTTCCGAATCCAGTGCCATTATCACGAATACCAAACAGCAAAGGAGTAGTTACGCGGTGTGCAGTAATTATCTTTTGCGTTGCAGTATTGTCCATTAATTGATACTGCTTGTCCGCATCATTAACAGGGAACGGAGTGATTTCAGTTTTAGGTTGATCACGCTCATTGAAGAACATCACAACCTTACCTGCATTACGCGCACCGCTCATCTTATTCTCCCAGTCCATCATCATTTGCTGCTTCTGTTCAGGCGTTGCCTGCCCGTTGTAGAAGTTGATAATAGTCGATGGGAATAGACCGTTGCTTATTTGGTTAATATGGAATATTGATATCTGCTTATCTAACTCAATATAGTTAATAGCGCTCCAGTAATCAGGGCGCGGATAAACATCACTACCAGTATATGTGAAGCACCAATAGATCTGACGCGGCTCTTGTTCACGAGTTAGGTAGTTGTATTTTGGAATGAATTCAGGCGTGTTCTTTTTTTTGCGTGTATTGCTCCAGTCATAGCTGTGGAAAATACCTATCTCGCTCTCATCTTCTTGGTTAATGGCAATACGACACTCCTCAAACGGCAATGCATTTAGCTTTGATATAACCGTTCTATCATTACTCCAAATCACTTCAATAAAGAAACCACCAAACAACTTTAGGTCGTGTGCAGCTGCATAGGTCAAAGTATCAATATCCAGTGCATCAAGTTCAGCCTGGTACTGCTCGGACTGGATACCCTTTCCGGCAATCATATCACCAATGGCGACAATCAAACTACCATGTACAGGTGATTCATGCGAAAGGTCACGCAGGTATTGAGGAAAGTCGTTCTCCGTTCCGTAGTTAACCCATCCTTTTCTATCTACTTTTTCAGCATCACTCTTTGCTACGTATTCCGAAAGCTTCAGTGATACGATATTTGATTCTTTATGATCCATAAATTATATCGTTAGGTATAATATCCGTTGGTACATCAAACCATGTGTCATTTGATTTTAATACAGCATACCCGCGTTCGAGCAAACCGACCACAACACCACTTGCAGGGTTTAAATTGCTGTTGGAATTTTGGCCGTAAACTTCATAGCGGTATCTACCCGGCAAAGTTAATCCAACTGTTGTGATAGTGAGCTGCGTAATACGCACCGATTCGCTAACAATCGTAGGTACCTGCGCTAAATATGTACCCGTAGTGCTATTCTCTTCGTGTGTTAGCACAAGCAAGTAGTCAGTAAAAGCAGTGGAAAAGTACTGCCGTGCCTCGTCAAGTGATAAATACACTTGCTGGTTAGGTGTATTGGTATTTAAATATATCATACTTGCTTAAATTAAAAGGGCAAGTTACGAATAACCTGCCCCTTTCACAATCAATAACAAAACACAATAGAAACCAAAACCCTTAGTAAGCGGGGCTTACAGTAATACCTCCGAAATTGTCGAAAGGTACTGCTGTAAATGGCTCAAGGTGTACAGCCGGTGCGAGTTCTTCAGCAACTGCTGTAACTTGATAACCCATCAAATCCGCTTTCTGCGCTCCTGATTGTACAGTACCTGCAGTCAATGAAGCTCCTTCTCCTGAACCAATCAACAAGATTTGGTCATCATTGGTGCGAACGAAAACAATCATCTTCGCCTTAGCTACATTCAAAAACTCGTTACGCATCTCTTGGTTCAACTTACCGAAAGTCCACTGTACTTCCTGTGAGAAGTAAAGAGTACCGTTCTCCAAGTTCTTGTTGACTGTCTCAACATAAGAACCCGAGTTACGGAATGGAACGTAACGATAAACAGTTGCAGTGGGCAATCCATCAACCTCACCATCAGGGCCACCGAAAGTGATACCAGATGTGAAGTCTTCGTAGTTAGCAATCAATATTTCTTTAACACCACCGATACCCTCTAAGCATCCGAGTGTAAATCCTTGAGTTAATTCACAAGCCATAGTTGTATATTTTTTTTAGATTTTAATTTTTAAAATAGGGACTGTTACACCCCCGTTATTTTGATTATGCTCCCCAGTATGTGATATCCTCACCTACTGCAATCTGTGCTCCGAGATAGAAACGTGCGCCGTAACGTACGTTCTGTGAACCGTCAAGGTTCTGCATATCCAAGATGAACACTTCGTTCATTTGGTTTTCCTGCCATGTTCCAAGCATCAAGTTAGACTTCTGTGAGAACACGATGTTATCAGCAGCCATGCCAGGACATACAGCGATTTCGTACATACCGACAAAGCGACGTTGTACTTCTGGTCCTGCGGTTGCGTACCATCCATTACCATCAGCAATTTGAGCTTGCATATAAGCTTCCCATGCAGCCTGTCCCATGTAAAGTGTTGGCTTTTCAGCAGCACCTTTAACAGCAGTAGAAGCTGTGTTGATTACATCCCAAATAGTAGCGATGATGTTACCAGAACTCAATGCACCTGAACCGGCTGATACAGCACCTGAACCACCTGCTTTGATCAAAGTCAAGAAACCATCGTATTGACCTACTGTAGCGTTAATACCATTCCACATCACTGATTCGTTGTTGGCAGCAATACCACCAACCAAGCGACCAATGATAGCATCTTGTATTTGAGTGTTTACACGTCCGCTCATAACGTCGGCAGTAGTCCAGTCTGTAAAGAAGTCCTTCTTACAGATTTGGCGCTGAACTTGGAACTCCTCCAAAGTCAAGATACGCTCGGTCAAAGTGATTGTACCCGTTGGGGTAAAGTCACAAGTACCTGCAGCGAAAGTTACAGTGTCATCAATTTTGCGTGCTACGGATTTGTAAGGCACGTTAGGCTTCATTGTCACGTATTGAGTTGATACGTTTGACAAAAGTGCCTTTGCTACGATTTCACCAGCTAATTCACCTGCATAGGTGGTGGTGAGTGAAGTTGTTGTTGCCATAATTATTTACTTTATATGAGGTGAATTATTTACTTTGTTTTGCGCGAATGTTTTCCATGAAGTCGCTGAATGTGTTACCATTCGATGCAACTACAGGCGCTGCGTTCTTTTTGAATTCTTGTGATTTTACTGAAGGCACGGCAGGTGCTTTCTTTACCGATGCGAGTTCAGCCTTCACAGCTTCAGCATCATTCTTTGCAGATTCAACCGCTGCAGCAAGTTCAGTCTTCTCAGTCTCAAGTGCAGCAATGCGCTCGCTAAGTTGACCAATCACTGCAACGAGGTCTTCGCTGCTCATCTCGGTAGATTGCTCTGACATCTCAATAGAAGCAACAAGACCATCTTCGCCTACGGTTACTGTGGTAACACCATCTTCCAAGAGATAGTCACCTGCAGGCACCGACACTGGATTGCCTTCTGCGTCCATAGTGTAGATGTCCACACCTACTACCCACTCATCCGCTGTTGAGTAGATTTTTGTTCCATCGGATAGCGTACCTTCGACTGAAAGCTTTAACTCTGCAGTTGGCTCGGCAGTTGCAGCGGCTTCTTCTTCAAACTTGATACCTACTGTCGATGGATCAATACCGTATTTACTAAACACGGATTTGATTTGTTCTTTTATGTTCGACATTTTTTATGGTTTGGGTATTATAGAAGAAAACGACTTTTGTTACATGATAGCGTTTGTGCTATCTTAGCCGTATAAATAAATACTCAAAACATGAAAGAAGTCAGTCAACCCTACACCAAGAAAGTTAGCGCACGCCTTACCGATAAGCAGTATAAGGTTATTGCAAAAAATGCAAAGAGCAATAAGATGACTATTGCCGATTACATTCGGGCATGTGTCCTTTGATAGGTTTAAGGTTAAATAAAAGAAGGCCCTCGTTAGGGCCTTTCTTTTTAATCACTAATACCTAATCACTATTACTACGTAAAAGTTGAACGTACAAATATATCAAAATAACTTTTCAATGCCAGTTTCAAGGTTTAATTCTTTACCGCAGTTCTCATTCTTACCACCCGCTGGCAAAAACTCCATATACGCAATCACGCTCGCGTCATAAGTCAAGTCAGGATTATACGTTAGCGTCTTACTTGCTACGTTGTAGCTGTTAGTGCTACCTATTTGCAAATTAATAGTGCTATCATTGCCTGGAGTAATACCGATGTTCAAGGTGCTACCATATACGTTATCCGTAGTTATTTGACCCGGGCCGTTCATCAATCGGTACATGTACATATATCCGTCGTATGTTTTACCAAAAGAGTTAATGAGCTTCTTATAGTCAAACGTATCCGCATCAATACCATTGATGTACACAGTACTCTTCATTGAAGTAGATGTAGGCTTGTCAATATCCATCGCAATAGATGTAATATGTGTCTCGCCCTTCACTGGCACGACGTTGTACGTGATGCGACTATTCCACATTACATCATCCATTGTCAATCCTGGCACAAGTTTCAAAAACTCGCTGCGTGTTAACTTTTTCTTTGGAGTAATTGCATACTTACTTGTCCACTTAATAACGACCTTTCCCGTTGAATCCTTACCCCACAATCTTGCGCGATAACCTACACGCATCACAGGGTCTTTCATATCGGAAGCAATGCCGTTTATCACCGTTTCGTATGGCTCAAAGGTTTGCTCAATAGTTGTTGGAGTGAAATACAAATTACCCGCAACATAGTACACGTTCTGCCCTGCAAGTCCTGATTCGGGTGGATGCTTTACCCACACGCTATTTCGAGTGAGCGTATAACCTTTAGGCGTTTGGCCTGTGACGTTATAACCCATGTGGTAAATAGAGTTAGCAGCAAAATTGAACGGATAAAGACCAAATGCCACAGGTGCAGGCTCGGTGAATTCCACCGTGTAGAATATTTTCATTATGCCTGATGTGCTATCGTAGTTTTCATATACGATAATGTTGCGGTAGATGCGCGATTGCACCTGCCCGTTATACGATTCCATTTCTTTTGGAAGGCCAAGCACCTCAAGTGCCTTGTCGATGTTAATCATATTTATTATTTATTGGTTTGCGTACTAAGTATTTGATCTAACTCCAGCACTAATTCCGCCTCATAGTTTTTCACTCCACTCATAGCTACACCTACCTCGTTAAAAAAGCCTTCAATGCTGTAACCTTTGATGTTGCCCGCCTTTACATCTTCCCACACATAATCCTCTTCTACTTTGGTACCGATGAACCAAGTACCATCGGGTAATTCTGGTAGTCCAAGTTGCAGCGACTTGTCCGATTTGCCTTCCTTTATCCATGATTCTACTACAGTAACGCCCGTCACTGGTATTTCATGCTGCAGGTTTGTAGTATGCTGTAAGTTTTTCTTAAAGAATTGGTGCGCAATAGCGCTTACCGTTGCCTTTTCAAAGAACACATAGTACGGTTCGCCTTTGTCATCATAGCGAAGTATCTCTTTATCCGGGATGAGTGCAGGACCATATAGCATTCTACGTTCATCATCCGCTTTGGTGAGTTGCATCTTACTCAGTGCTATCCAGTTTTCTTCAATAGCGGGTGAATCTACAAGGCCCATTGCGGTAATACCTAAACGACCTTCTTCATCTATTACACATTTTACTACTTTTCTTTTTTCCATGTTACAAATTTATATTAGTTTATCCTATTCGTGAAAGGTCTTCTACCTTTTGACGCACTTCTTGTTGACTTGCCACATCACCCGCGAGTACATAAGCGCGTGGTGTTACCTGCTCAGGTCTATTCTGTAGGAATTGTGCAGCAAGTGGGTTGAACTGTGCCGGTTGTGGAGCTGTTTCACCGCCGCCTCCTCCAGTAGATGGTACATTAGCTGCAGTATCATTACCGCCACCACCACCACCACCAAATTGTGAGTTCTTAATTTTGACAATTTGGGCAACTCCTAATGCAGCTGCAATACTGGCTTCAACAAATTGTTGACCAGTTGCAAGTTTAATAGGATTACCACCTGCGGTTAATGCACCTGTTACAGCGGATGCGGTTTGCACGGTTGCCGCACCAATGGCAAGTGCCTTATCTGTTTTAAATTTCTTTCGGGCATCCTTTTCACCCTTCTTTGTTGAAGCATCACTAAATGCTTGAAGTACTTGTATTGCCCCCTGTGCTAACTCAAGACCTTTCTTGAATGATTCTTGGCGTGTTGCGGTTTTTTTAGATTCCTCATCTTGCGTGGTTTGTACACCATCTGCAGCCCCCTTTTGTTGGATAGCTAATATTTCAGCAGCCAACTGCTTTTGTAATTCAGTTGTACTAATGCCTGCAGCATCTGCTGCCTCAAATAGCTTTTCATACTTTTGAGTTACTGCAAGTTCTTCTTTTTCTGCATCCGTTAAGGTTGCCTCGTATTGTTGGTCTTGTAGTGCGGCAAGTTGTGAGTAGTAATTGGCTGTGGCTTGTTTGCGTTTTTCAAGTTCAGCAATTTGATCAGTAGTTAACTTTTGCTCAATGGCAAGCAATTCGGCAGCAAGTTCTTTTTGCAAATCTGCCGTACTCTTACCTGCCGCATCGGCAAGCGCAAACAACTCTTCATACTTTTCGGTAACCGCCTGCTGTTCTTTTTCCTTATCGGTTAAGGTATTTTGATATGCTTCGTCCTGTTGTTTAGCTATTGCATCATAATATGCCTGTGATGCTTTTAATCCATCCTCGTATGCCTTTTGTTGTGCTGCCGTACGTTGGTCAACACCCTTTTGATTGATTTGGTTTATTGATAGCTGGAATCCTGCCTGTGTATTCTCCAAGCCTTGTAGCGTCTTCTTAGCTTCCTCAATAGACTTATCACCGTCTTTGGCCACTTCCGTAGGGTCAAAGAGTAGACCTGTTACTGATTCATTAAAACCTTCGCGTAAACTGCCGATGCTTGCAAAAGTCTCGTCACTAATAACACCGACCTTGTTTAGACCAATGATAATACCATCAACAGCACCGAGTAACAACTGCAATGGAGCTGTAAGGAATTGTAGAATGCCTTTAGTAATATCAGCATTTCTTTTTGCTGCATCAATCTGCTGCTGCTTTTGTATCTCCAGCGTGGCAATGACCGCTTTTTGGTCGATGATAGCCTGCTTAGCTGCAGCAATCTTTGTTTGCAATATCTCACGCTCACTCTTTCCCGCAAGACGTAGCGTATTTTCCTGTTGACTAATTGAGTCAAGTTGTTCCTTTGATGCCTTCGCACTTTCCTGCTGTGCTGCCAAACGCTCCTGCTCTGCGCTACTAATTCCATCGACAAGTGATAACAACTCTTCACTATACACAATAGCCGCAGCAATCGCCCCACCTATTAGGAAGATAGGATTAGTGAGTAGTGCTTTACCGATTGAAGCTAATGAACTGCCAATGCCTTTGATTCCGTTGACAATATCACCCGGCTTAATGCTGCCGATATTTTGTGCAAGTAGTTTTGCACCTTCAGCAGCACCTTCAAAGTCAAGACTGGCAATACGTGAAGTAACAAGTCCAAGTGATCCACCAACACGTTCAAACGCACCACCCGCTTGTGAACCTACTGCCTGTGCCGCGTCTTGTATTTTGTCTTTTAGGATACCAGCCTCTTGTGATAACTCGCGGTACTTGTCCGTTTGCGGGTCGGTATCGGCAAGTTGCTTTTGCAATTCACGCAGCTGTGCCTTAAGAGACTTGGTTGAACTCGTTACCGCTTCCTGCTCAACCTCAAATTCTTTAAAGTTAGTAGTCGCGTTCTCGATGCTGGCACTATCTACCTTAGTATCCTGGAGTTCGCTATTCAGTTGCGCCGTCGATGTGGCAAGATTCTCAACAGGTGCTACCGCGCTATTGACCGCTTGTCCTACTTCAGTAATATTATCCGTATTAATCTCGGCAACAGCATCACCAATGTTGTTTATTTCACTTACTACGGTGCCTGTATCTATGCCACTTAGCGCACTATCGATGCTGGTTATTTCCGCTACTGCATTGCCGGCATCAATACTTTCTATTGCCGTACTAATCTCACTTACATCAGCAGTTACGTTGGTAGCGTCAATGCTATTCAACTCGGTATTGATTGCGGCGATTTGGTCAACTACCCCGCTCGTATCAATTTGATTAACGCTATCACCTATGCCAAGTATTTCGCTGATGACATTGGTAGTATCAATCTTGCTAAACTCCTCGTTGATTGCTGCAATCTCATTTATTGCAGTGCTAACATCAACCGACGCAAGCTCATTATTGATATTCTCAATCTGTCCCGTTACGTTGCTTGTGTCAACAGCATCCAGCGCAGTATTCACACTATCTACTTGAGCAACTGCACTTGTGGCATCAATAGAAGATAGAGC